CTCCAGGGGACCGAGCAGAAATTTCCGACGACCCCGTAAGCTTCTTAACCGAGTTCTCTTTAATGCGTTCACCGTCTGGTAGCTCGTCAAACCAGACAGCACGTTTCCCTCGAAGCTCAGCCCAGTGGTACAGGTCCGTGGAGGACACCGCCATGTCGGACTGGGCAAGAATGCTGGAGTCCATTGGCCAAGCGTATTGCTTGGTCCCCAAAGCTTTCACAAATGCCTCAACAAATGTGTTCTTACCTGAACCAGGTGCACCATAGACTAGGAACATCACGTCGAGGTTGTTAAGTCCAGTAAAGGTATACCCCACTGCTCTCTGCAACCACTCCTGAAACTCTTCGTCTCCGTTAGTCGCAAAGTCTAAAAACTTCTTAAATCGAGAGCTTTGCATCCCAGGGGTGTATGCAACGGGAGTCTTTTTTGTGATGTGAAGGTCTGGTCTGAACTTTAAGAGCTCAGATGTTCGTAGGTCAACTACTCCATTGGACACACCCAGCAGATAGGGGTCGCTGTCCCACTCGTCGACCCGAACGTTGATGCGGGGGTCAGAGTTGGCGTTTTTTATGGATGCATCGATTCGAGCTGTGGACTTAGCCATGTTTGCCCACTTGAGTACGTCATTGCGCTCTTTCTCGTCGTACTCCGAAACCTCACTGGCGATGCTAGCTGCCATCTGCTTGGCCAGTTCTCGCAGGTTCAAATGTTCTACATCTGTCTCCCAGTGTTGCCCAGACCATGTGAACCAACCAAGACCAGGGGTGTAGCGAATCACGGGTTGATAAGAGTCAACCAGTCGACGCCCATTACCCACATCTGTCATGGTCCTCTTAGACGGGTCACCACCCTCTTCTTCTGTCAAAGCATCTCGGTCTTTGGGGACGTCCACGTTGGTGAGCTTGGCAGCCTCCCTGGTGGACCTTCCTGCGTATGCAGCTGTAGCAACAGCAGCCCCGATAGTTCCAGGTGCAGTGTAGATATTGTCTTCGTCTACGTCGTCTGGGTCGCTTGTGGATACAGTCTCTCCACTACCGACACGGAAGTTCCCTTGACTAATTCTCCGAGCAGATTCTTTCTGCCACTCTTCAACTTCACCCCACCGAGATGAAGTTTTGGGGTTCTCCGCCACAAAATCTAAGGCTCGGTGCACATGCCCAAGAAGACCGCCAGGTCCATCCATCTCGAGTGGTGGGCGAACCTTTTCAGCGTTGAATCGAATCATGAGGGTCTCAACAAAGAACCTGCCTTCAGCATCTGTTCCGTACTTGTTCCCCAGAGAGCACGCAAGTCGATAAAGTTCGACTGCTCTGGCACCTTCGTCAATGCCTTCTTCTAGAAGCTTGTCTACATCAAGCTTTTCACCTTTGTATTCCAGTCCATCAAAGAAGCTCCAGTCTGAGGAGGACACTCCTCCACTACCGGAGCCACCACCAAGCCTTCCCCTGTTCTTTTTGCGAAGAGGGGCAAGAAGTTCCTCTGGGGCTTCAGCCATGGCAATCTCCCACGGAGCATGACCAGGCTTCCACTCATAGGATGCACCTGAAACGTGGCGAGATGGTGGGACCAGAACATACCCGTTGTGCTTGATGTCAATTCCAGGAAGTTTTGCCTCCCTGAGATTCCCAATAAGAGCTTCACTCTCGTCTACACGGTAGTAAAGGTGACGACCTCGAACCTCACGACCATTGTGAGAGTAGATTCCTGTCACTGCTTCTACTGTCGGGGGTAAGTATCCCTCGACTAGCTTCTCAAACTGTTCAAAAGACTCAAACCCTCCCGAACGGGGGTCGATGTCAATAACAAAGAATCCAGACTTTCGACAGAAGACACCAATGTTGTAAAGATTATTTTTCTCCCACCACATGTCAACTTGGTTGGTGTCGGAGGTTGCTTCTTTATTCCACCCACTGATTACGGGGTGCTTGCCCATGTCCTTGGGGTCGGAGTGACTACCGCCACAAGTGCATGTCCCCTCTCCAGTAATTCCATGACAGGGAAGAATTTCCCATTTAATCTCGGCAAAGTACCGAGCATATTTACTGAGAGGAGAGAGATTGTCCATATAAATCCGCCGACTGGGTTGTGGTTTTGGGAAAAGGTTTCTTTATAGTACCACGAGCCAGTTCGGGTCGGAGTGCAAGAAACTCGATATCATAGAAGATAACCACTATCGTCAGAGAAAGTTTTTTCTATGAACATGCAAGTTCCCAACTCTCCCACGCCAGGAGAAACAAAACTTGTCTTGGACACCATCCTTGAGACTTTGCGAGAAGTCAAATCAAAGATGGCCACCAAAGATTTTGTTGACAGCAAGTTCACTTCTTTCAATGACCGCGTAGAGCGGATTGAGAGTGATGTAAAAAAAATTCATGAGGACTCCACTCGTTCCACAGGCGAGCTCAAGAAGATGATTACTGACCGCATCAACCAGGTCATCGCTGACTTTGACGAGGAAAGTGTCATCATCAACACTCGCATCGACCAGATTATTGAATCTAAAGAAGAGACAGAGAAAGAAAAAAGAGCTCGGATTGTGTACGTCTATATGGCAGTTCTCGGAGCTATTCTGTCCCTCATTGTGAGTGTGACTACAGCTGCCATTGTTAGTGGACTTTCCCTCAATTAAGCAGCAATTTTCTTTATTTGCGATAAGATGTTCGTAACACGTCCTTTGACGAGGAGATTACGTTATGACATCCACCACCTTGGCTGAGCGTTTGAGGGAGCTTAAAAACTCTTCTACGCAGTGCAAGTTTGGAGAAATTCTTCAGACTATGGACGACGAGTGCAAAGACCTTGTTAAGCAAATTATTTCACTCCCTCAAGATGAGCCAGGAGCGGTGTCCAATGTCAACCTTGTCCTCACTCTTAGAGAAGAAGGCTTTGACATTGGGCGTTCGACGGTATCGGAGCATCGCAGAAAAGTCTGCGCTTGCTACAAGAATGGGGGAACCAAATGAGCGAATCTCTTAAGAAGAAGCTACAAGAACTTTCCAGTCCAGGAACTTCTGGTTCGGACACGAGAAAAACACAAACCCCAGAAAATTGGAGACCCCGCTCTGAGGTGGACAAAGAGGGTGGCTTTGCAATATCCACTCCTCGCGAGTTAGGGAACACACCAGGCGCAGAAGAAGTTATGCGCGAACACGGCTTAAACCCAGACGAGTGGACTGTCACTAATGTCCGTCACGGCAAATGGCAGACATTCCACGGAGACTGGTTGGAATCTTCACGAATCACTCTTGCTCCTGCTCGACACATTGTTGGGCGGGATTTTGATTTAGAGAGTCTTGTTGACGAGTTGAAGAAGTGGCGTCCAGGAAAGTCACCTAAAACAACTTCTGGGAGTGGGGCATTCCTTTTCGCTCCAAGCGACCAGCAGATTGGTAAAAGGAGTGGAGACGGGGGCACAGAGCAGTCCATCGGAAGAATTCTTACTGCAACCGAACGAGGGGTGGCTCGCCTCGAGGCTCTTCGTAAAATGGGTGTGAGCATTGGGACAGTTGTACTCGCACTTCCAGGGGACCATGTTGAAGGAAATGTTTCACAAGGTGGCCGCCTCCAGGGTCACGCCTCCTCAGATTTGGGTCAAACCGAGCAGGTTAGGGTTGCGCGACGGTTGCTCATGGCGCAGGTGAAAGCGTTTGCACCACTGGCAGACAGAATTATTGTCCCCGTTGTCAACGGTAACCACGACGAGGTAACTCGACAGGTGGTTGCAGACCCAGCTGACGGTTGGAACGTCGAGGTTGCCTCCGCAGTTCAGGACGCTTGCGAAGAAAACGACAAGTTCTCCCACATAGAGTTTAGGTATCCATCTTCAGGACATCAGACGTTAGCCGTAGATGTTGAGGGAGTGATGCTTGGAATCTTCCACGGTCACCAGTTCTCGAGAGATGTTGAGAAATATCTATCAGGTCAGATGCTTGGTCAAACAGCTTTGGGTGGGGCTGACGTTTGGATTAGCGGTCACTACCACCACTTCAAGTCTCAGAACATCGGAGAGCGTCTCTGGGTTCAGTGCCCGACGACAGACCCAGGCTCGGACTGGTTCCGTGACAGAGCTGGGCAGTCTTCAAAGCCTGGAGTTTTGTCCATGGTCATCGGCAAGGACTACGACCCCCGAGAGTTTATCGGCGTTATTCCTGTTAACTAGTTCTGCTTTTTAGGTTTGCATAGGCTTCCACTGCATTTGCGCTGGTCCTACTGACCCAGAAGAAGTCGCACTCGGAACAGGTGACAACTTTTTTGGTTGTCCACCTTCCACCACCAGTTGTCTCTTTTTCGGTGACAGATAGTTTACCTGTGGTGGCTCTACAGTTTGGGCAAAACGGTGCTTCACCTTTTCTAATTCGACGTACTTCTTGTCCGTCCTCGTCCACAGATAGAACTACGCGAAGCTCATACTCGTCAAGACCACCCCAAACTCCCCATATTTCTTTGTTGTTGAGTGCCCACTCTAAACATTCTTTTTTCACAGGGCAAGCACCGCAAATGGTTTTTGCTCCGCGTATTTCTTCTTCGTTGTCAGAAAAGAATAGTTCTTTGAATTCCTGCATTCGAGGGGTGGAGCAGAGGGCTTTTTTCTGCCACTCCAGTTTTTCACTCACCAAGACCATACACCTCTACTAAAGTTATATTTGAAATTTTCTCTACAGAGTCTCCGTAGAAAGTCTCACCCTCCGCATTGCATATGGTTAAGTCAGGGTTCTCGTCAACAATTCCTGCGAACCCTTGATAGAACACACTAGATTTTTCTATGAGTTGTCTGCCTAAGGATAGGCTGTCCACTAGACCATCTCTTTGCAGACAAGAGGCGAGACCTCCGAGGCATATTGGGTTGTGCATGTCAACGTGGTCGTATGTGAAGTAGACAACACTTTTGTACCCTTTTCCCTGGAAGCCCTCCCCCGTCCACTCAAACCAAAGATTTTCTGCCATACGAATATAATCCATTTAATAAGTATATAACTAAAAAGGCAAAAAATAAGACCAGCTAGGCTGGTCTTATCTGTTTATTTAACACGTTTCTCTAAATGATGTGGAGAATAGTGAGAACCGTCAAGTGAAGGCTTTCTGTTGTCTGTGCTATTTACAATTATGTCACCGTATCTGATAGCAATAACAACACCACGTCTGCCATTATGCATTTTACCGAGCTCGCCCTGAAAAGCGTCTTTCTTGACCCTAACCTGGTCAGCAACTTTCATATGACCAGCCATGGCGGGAACCCAGACTTCTTCCTTGTTGCCCTCCTCGACTAAGGCGTGACCCTTGGCAAGTTCTGCAAAAGTGTTGATAGCTTCCGATGCCAACTCCTCGGGAAGGTCAATCTCCTCCCACTTTTTAAGAAGTTCAATAGCAACGTCACCAGGACCTTTTCTTACTCGAGCTTTGGTTAGCTGTTCCTTAACCCACTCAAAATCTACTGAATTTTTCATAGTCCCTACTTTACACTAAAAATTTACACTAAAAAGGGGCTGAGTCTGACTAGACCCAGCCCCTTCTTAATTATTTTAGAAAGGCGGTGCGGGAGGAACTGCAGCTCCAGCAGGGGACGCTCCCACGGGTGCTGGTGCTGGTGCAGGTGCAACAGCAGGGGAGGGGGTTGGAGCAGGTGCGGGCGCAGGTGAGCCAGAAGCTACCTGACCAGGAGTAGAGGCAACACTCTCGGCAGTCATAGGCATGTAACGAGTGAGCTCGTTACGGTCCTGACCATTCCACGTGCGCTTGCCGACCTGTCCACGGAACACTCGGTCCTTCATAGCTCCAGCAATCTGCTCATTGCTGGGTTGCTGACCAAAGAATTCCTTGCCAAGACCGAGCGACCCCATCTGTGAGAAAAAGATTCCCATCGACTTTGGGTTCTCGGGAGAGATAACGATGTTGTCCCACACCAGACGACGTGCGTGAGGTCCCGACTGAACTTCAGTCTTGACCTTAAACATCACTTTGCCTGTAGAGGACATGGTGGGCTCCGACTCAACTACCTTGAGTTCGTAGACCCCATCGGGGAGAGGCTCGTAATTTCCAGCCCCAGAGCTGTCTGCCGCTTGCAGAAGCTCATTCCAGTTCAACTGTGTCATTGTGTTTTTTTCCTTACCTATAGGTGGACTTATTCCGCTTTTGGTCCGAAAACCAAGTCTAGCATACGCTCTACGCCAAGATTTTCTTGCTCGACAACAGGACCAAGTCTACCTTGAACCCGCTCTCCAGCTTCGTACTTGTTTGTGCGTTCTACATACATCCTCCGTACCTTGTACGGAAGTTGCATGGGGTCAGGGTTCGGAATTTCCTCGACCGCCAATGCCCCCAAGATGTCGTAGAAGTATGGGGCTTGCACCTTCAACTGTCCCTGAAGATAAGGATGGAATCGACCATCTTTGTCTGGGCTAGCCATAGCTGTAAGCACAATTGCCTCAAGCGGTGCGGTGGGGTGCATTGTCAAGTCTCGCAAGTCACGCAGAAGCGAGCCCATGTGACGAAGAATTTCACCCCACTGTTGCATCTTCAAAGCTTCGGTGCCAGCAATCTTGTCAAACAGCTTGACTTGGAGCTCCGAGATGGAGTCGATAATCAAACTCTTGAAGTGGTGCTGACCTGCCTGGAGCCATTGATATGCCTTGAGAACGGTGTCGTAGTCGTGAACGACAACAACACAGGTGTCCCAAGTGCCATCTGCAACAGGAGGCTCCTCACTTAGAGGATTCCAATACTTTACGTTGATGGGGAGGAATCGATGTCCACCCTCGACGTCGAGCATGAGACGAGGGTATGGTGCGGTGACAGCAAAAGTCGACTTACCGACCTTAGACTCTCCATATACCATCATCGTCAGAGAACGTTGAACTTCTGACACTAGACAGTTCCTTTCTTTTCGTCTTTACCATAGTAGTCGTACGGGTTACCTTCGTCAAACATAGTCTCAATGGCTTGCTCAACTGCGCTTCCATCATCAAACATGGGGCACACAGAGAAGAAAGGACACTTCCACGTACAGTCTTGACTGGGGCGGGGATAGGCAACCACTTGATGCGCTACACCTTCATCAAGAGATTTCTTAGTGTTCATTATATCGGACACAACTCCGTGAAGTCGACTCCAAAATGAACGAAGTGAAAACAAGTTATGCCGAACCTCGAACTGCTCGAAGAACGGAGGCTTAGCATTTGCAGTTCGCTTCACCTTCTTGAGAAGAGTGAAGATTCCACCTTCAGAGCGTTCCTCAGTCCCAGCATTCTGGTGATTCTCAAGAAGCATGTAAGTAAGAATCTGCTCATTCATGTGTGCAGTACTTGCAAACTGACTGAAGGAGCCTCCTACAGTTTTAAAGTCCCTAAAGAGCCTCACGCCATCAACCTTGCGCCTAACACGCATGTCAATCTTGCCTTGGAGTTCCACCTGACCATCGAACATGGGCATAGAAAGAATCTCTTCAGTAGAAATCATTTCCAGCTCATTGTCGATACCCTCTTCTTCGACCCACTGAAGGTAGCCCTCCAGCATGATTCTACCGAGGTCAGCTTCACTATCCAGGTCGCTGGGGTCGCGGAACTCTTCAGCCAGAAGCTCTCGGTCCTGCTCGATAAGGTTCTCGTGTGCCTCCAGGAGAGGAGTCCCCGAGGTGTAGTACTGGTCTAGAGCCTCGTGGATACGGGACCCGAGTGCAAGAGGTCCGGTGAACTTCTTCTCTTTGGGCTTAAGCTTTCGATAGTAAGACAGCCACCATTTTCGACGACAGTCCTTGTATGTCTGAATTTCAGAGTTGGATAAAGTATAGACTTCGCCACTTCCATTACTAATCATTTAGATTCCTTCTCTTCCTTGAGCATCTTAAGAAGTTGCTCCTTGTCCTTTACGACTTCTTCAAAGCTATCAGCTTTGGACTCTAGCACCTCACGGACACGCTCCTCCACCGTATGCGAAGTTACGTAGTCAGTAATAATAATGTTGTCGTGGATTTCAGAGCCAATACGGTGCACACGGTCATTGACCTGCTTATCGTCCACGAGGCTCCATGGACGTTGGAGACGAATCAAACGACGTGCAGCGGTTAGGGTAATTCCCACACCACCTGCTTGAGCCGTAAAAAGAATCCATTTGGTGCGACCAGCCTGAAAATCATCAACAGCACGCTGGCGCTCTTCCTCGTTTTGAGCACCAGTAATAAGACCGTGGGCGATTCCTGCCTTGGTTAGTCTGGCACTCAGCAGTTCAATTAACTGCCTCGAGACAGCAGAAACCGCAATAGAGTCCTCACCAAAGTCACCGTGAGAGATGTCATCCATCAAAGCATCAATCTTGCATGAAGGTTCAATCAAAGTTGCTTTGGACTCACCCGTCAGGGGGTCTACAGTCATCTCAGCATAAGAACTGGCAAACTGCAGAAGACGAAGGGTTTGAGTGAGAACGCTAGGAGCGGAGAGTACGCCACCGCCCTCAAGCTCGGCAATCATCCAATCCCGCATTTCGTTGTACGCCTTCTTCTGCTTGGCAGACATTTCAACGTCACGGCGCTCAACGGTTACCTCGGGCAACCACGGGAGAACGACATTCTTCAACATCCTCCGCATACGAGGATTGAGGGTTGCGTAGAACTCGTCACGCATGTGTGACTTAATGCCCAAGACCATCAAACCACCAAAGGCATTAAGCATGGTGTCAACCATTCGGTCAATCCATCGAGTCTTACTCGGCCATTCTTCGGGGGAAAGCCAATGCAAAATTGTCCACAGGTCTACAACATCATTAGCAATAGGAGTTCCTGTTAGCGCGTATCTAATGTCCGCATTGCCTGTAGCAGACCACAAAGCTCTAGTTTGCTTGGACTTGGGGTCTTTAGACCTGTGTACTTCATCTGCAATAACAGCTTTGAAGTCAATCTCATTGAGTTCTCGTTTGTGCACTTCACAACGCCCAGGAGTTACTTTCTCATTCATGCCACCACACTCCACACAACGCGCTAAGGCGACAGAGCCGTATGGGGCGAGGCGTGAGTGGGTGCGTAGAGATTCCCAGTTGATAATCAAAACATCTGGCGTCTCGACGCCCTCCTCAGTAAATGGGGAGAACTGCTTCTTCCGCTGTGCCGAAGTGCCACTGACTACTTGAACTTTAACCCCAGGCCACCATAGAGCAAACTCACGCTCCCAGTTCTTTTTGAGAGTGTTGGGGCACACAACAAGAGCAGGAAAAACATCTTCCCCACCATCCTTGAGCCTTTTAAGGGCTCGAATGGCTTGAGCAGTTTTACCTAAACCAGGTTCGTCTGCCAGCAGTGCGCGACGGGCAGTGCTAAGAAAGTTGACACCAGCACGCTGGTGAGGGAAAAGGTCTTCGTCCCCCTCCACCTGCTCGGTGACTTCCCTAAGGAAGTTTGCGGGGTCGATGCGACTAGTCTTCTCATTTACTGCCCACTGGGTAAGATTAGGTCCAATCTCCAGGTCGGACTTAAATGTGGAACGCAAAGCAAGACATCCCGACCATGAAAGTGGTAGATGCCACTGATTCTGCTTAGCATCCCACTTTGCCCCTGGGATACTCTTAGCTAACTCTTTATAGCGCCACTCCGCGTTGATGAGGATTCTATCCCCAGTTTCGTCGAGTTCTACGAAAATTGTCATTTGGTCCTTTTGTGGTTAACTACGGAGTCTGTTCAGCGGACTCCATCCTAACCTTACCATATACAGTAGCCCGTGGCGAATGGCATCCAGGGCGTGTCCTTCACCACCTTTATGCCAATACTCCAGTTTTTTAAGTTTACTGTTGTCAAACATTGCTTTTGCATCCGCAGGAGACTGTAGGTGTAAGTCCTCAAGCTCATGTCCATAGTCCAACATAATCTGTTTTAAGACACCAATCTTTTCAAGTGAAAATGGAGCTTGAGAGTTTCTCACCGTTTGTGCATTGATGGTGAATCGCTCACACACGACATGTAGGACGGATTTAGTCCCCCCTTCGGGGAGCAGTGAAAATATAAAGTCAAACTTATCTCTCAGTGTCTCCGCGTATGACAAAAAGTCCACTTCGTACGTTTCTAAAAGTTTAGGCTCCTCACCCTCTCCCCAAGAGAAAAA